GACATCAAGTTGCTGGAAGCAACGCTTGATCAGATTGTGGTCCAGCGTCCGAAATCTTCAGCAAAATTTACTCAAAACCTGTGCCTGGATGCCGGGTATACCGGCTCAAAAGACAAGGTTGAAAAAAGAGGCTATATCGCGCATATCCGTCCCCGATCTGAGGAAAAACAGGAGCTCTTGCGGAATCCCGATTTTAAAGCCCGGCGCTGGGTAGTAGAGGTTACGCATTCGTTCTTCAACCGTTTCCGCAAATTGCTGGTTCGTTTTGAAAAGAAAGCTGCAAACTACCTTGGTCTTCTGCATTTTGCCTGTGCAATTATTGTCTGGCGTAAATTGATTCGAGTCCATATCTAATTTATGGATAGGCTCTTAGATATTTCAAAGCGAAAAACTCCATTATTCGGCCGGTCTGTACGCTGTCAGAGTTTTTGAACACAGTAGCGGCGGCGATCGGCGACCGGGTGAGGCTTGGCCAGGTTGACAGCACTGTTGCAAAGCTGACACAGTATCGGTTTGATAATCAGACTCACCTGGATATGATTTACAAATCGATCGAGGAAAATCTGTATACAAACGGATACTGGTATGTTCTGCGCGATCACTTCGGAGCGATTGAGCTGCGCGATCTGGTAGACCTGCGGCTGCCGATCCTGATTGGGGACGGCTCGATGGGGACCGGCTTTGATTATGAGCGCTCCATCGACGAGGATACCTACAACTACATTAAAGTAGCTAGGGACGATAACAAAACAGGCATCTGTAATAGCTATGTTTCAATGGATCCAGGCAATATCAAAAACTGGGGCAAACTGATGCTCTTTGATAAGGTAAGCGCCGATCTGAATGAATCCCAGCTGGCGGTGCGTGCGAATCAGCTGTTACAGCTGAAAAACCGGGAAACTCAAACCCTGAAGATCGACTGCATGGGGGATACCCGGGTATTTGGCGGCAGCGGCATTCGGATAAAAATCGCCGAGGCCGGTCTGGATTTGTGGTCGGTTGTAGACCAGGTAACACACAATTTCGGCCACAACAAGCACACCATGAATCTGGAATTAAAATTTGTGTGGTGATGATATGGATTTAAATACTGCAATTAAAAGCATCGTAAAAGAATATCTGCAAAATGAAGCCCTGTGCGACCTGATCTATGGAACATGGGGTGGTTCCAGTATTAAGATAGATAACCGACCCTTGGTGGTTCCTCTCGAAATGGTGGATGTACCGAAGGGACTTACGGTAACGATCGGAGCGCGGGTCAGTCTGATTCAAAAGCACGGCGGCCAGCGATTTGCAGTGATAGGGGTGATTGGATGAGCGTACTGAAAACCTATGGCGACGATACAGACAGTTTTCATCCCTCTAAAACATGGAGGCTGTCCGGGAACCGTCTACAGGGGATGATCGATGGAAAAGAGGCCGCCGCGCAGGCGGCTGACCTGGCGCTTTCCACAGAGCGATTTTTCTACGACATTTTTTCGTACGATTACGGCGTAGAGCTCGCCGACCTAATCGGACAGGACCATGAATATGGAAAGGCGGATTTACAGCGGCGTATCGAAGAGGCGCTCGGCGAGGATGACCGGATTACGGGAATCTCGGATTTTACCATTGATTTTGATCGGGAAGCCGCAAATGTACGCTTTACAGTAAATACCATCTTTGGGGATTTTAACACGGAGAGGAGTGTAACGCTTGGCTGAAGCTTATGAGTACGAAGCAATCCTGAAACAGATGCTGGATCAGGTGCCGGACGATATCGACAAGCGCGAGGGAAGCATCATTTACCACACGCTGGCGCCGACCGCTTTTGTGTTGGCCCAGCAGGCCTATATGATCGCGTATTTAACAGATCTGCTGTTTGCAGATACGGCTCAGGAGGAATGGTTGGATCGGGTTACATCGGATTTTGGCATCGACCGCGAGCTGGCAACACAGGCAGTGCGACAGATCAACACCTTCGATGGCACCGGCGCGCCGAAAGATATTCCGATTGGCAGCCGTTTTGCAGTGCAGGATATCTCCTTTACCGTCACGGAAAGGCTTGCGGCAGGCCAGTACAAAGCCATCTGCGACCAATCCGGAATTCAGGGCAACGCCTATGGAGGCACCATTTTGCCGGTGGACAACATCAACGGCCTTGCGTCGGCAGAACTGGTTGCCCTTGCGCTCATCCCCGCGCGGGATCAGGAAAGCGATGATGATCTTCGTGCACGGTTTCACACAGCAGTGCGGCAGCAGCCCTACGGGGGAAACATCGCGGACTACAAGGAAAAAACGTTGGCCATTGACGGCGTGGGAACCGTTCAGGTATTCGGCGCCCCTTCGATGGGCGCCGGCCGGGTTGGGCTGATCATTGGCGATGAACAGGGTAATACCGCCACGCAAACGCTGGTGGACAAGGTGCAGACTGTAATGGGCACAGACGGTGACGGAATCGCGCCGATCGGCCACACGGTAACAGTGGGGACCTCTGTTAATCTGCCTGTTAATGTAACGGCGCAGATTCGATTGAGAGCCGGAGCCAGTTTAGAGCTTGTAAGACCGTCGGTGGAACAGGCAATTGCCGATTACATCGGCAGCATCGATTTTGCCGCGGAAACGCTGTTTTACGCAAAGCTGGTCGCGAATATTCTGAACGCACATGAGAGTATTGTCGATGTTGGTACCGTGACCATAAACGGTGCCAGCGCCAATCTGTCCCTGCAAAAAAGCTTTGCCGCATACCAGGTGCCGACAATCGGGACGATCACGGTGAGCGAGGTGGCCGGCTGATGTTTTATGACCATAAAAACGATTTGAAAGGCTATCTGATTGAAAAACTGCAGGATGTTGTGGAGATCGACGCGATCGCCGGGGTAGTAAATATTCAGATGGACGCTTTATCAGAGCAGGTGCGGCGGATGGTGAAAAACAAATCTGTTTCCACCTGCGACGAGGCGGGAGCACAGCGCTGGGAGCGCTTGCTTGGCGTGTCCTCTCCGCTGAATTCTACCTTGCAGGCGCGGCGCGATGCGCTCAAAGCCAAGCTGATGACGAAGCCGCCGATCAATGTCAATGTATTGCGGGGAATGGTAGAGGCGTACATGGGACTTGGTGTTGACGTCAGTGTGCAGGATTTTGTCATCAAAATCCGCTACCGCGGAGAGGGCCGCGTGGCCGACCTGAATCCGCTGTACGCGACGGCCTATGAGACGATCCCGGCGAATCTTCTGTTGGATATTGCTTATCTCTATGTAACCTGGGATGAGCTGGACGCCCAATCGATCACCTTTGAACAGTTGGACGCGAAGAACTTAACCTTAAAACAATTAGAAAGGGGCGAGTGGATTGCCTGATATTACTACATTATTTGAAGGAACCGACGGGGTATCGCGTACTCTCTTTAACCAGAAGCTGAGCGATGTTAACGCGCACGGGAATGACGCCACTATGCATGTTACAGCGGCAGAGCGCGCGGCGTGGAACGGGAAGGCAAACGGTAATAACGCCGTTTGGGTAGCAACAGAAGTTGGTGCGCCAGATAATAATAACTCATGTGTACTTACAATACCTAATTTTATTTTCACAGAGGGGTGCCAAATTACCTACAAAGCTACTGCGAAGCCCAAAAGTAGTACTCAGTATAATTGCATAAAAATTAATAATACTGGAGACTGGTATGCTTTAAGAAATCCAGTTGGGGAAGTTTTGGATGATGATGCATGGGAAGTGGGGGCGAATGTAACAGTAACATTATCCTCTAAAAGTTTTAATCATCCCCAAAATTGGCCTACAGCTTTTTTTAAAGGTGGCTCTGGGTCTATAAAAGAAATGTTTACTTTCCCACTCAGTATCCAGACGGCAGAGCCTACTCCGTTAGACACCAATCATATTTGGATTCAAAATGCTACTAAAAGGCGTATCGTATTTGACGACGCAATAAGATCATCACCGCCTGGAGATAGCTACTGGTTTATTCAGGACAACATGGATAATTCACTTGTTTATTTGCAATCACCAATAAAGACAACGGATAATATCACATTAAATAGCATTTTACGTAAGGGCAACAGAGACACCATAACATGGCGATTGAGTGAGAGAGGGGGTACTAATGGAAATGGACATGTCTTTGCCAAGAAGAATGGTGTGGACTATTATTCAGACATTGACTCCAAATGGCCACGTATTATGTCTCGTGTAGACTCTGTAATTGACGTAGAAAATGCCAAACGATGGGACGGCTCTGCTTGGCAATGGTTGAGCCAGAAAGGGCATTATTTGATTTCAAAAAATGGCGCTGCAAATAGGGTCGATGGCTCTATAAGTAATTACAGGGGCTTTGATTCCACAACAAGTGTTGGACAAGTAGCCGTATCTTCAAATGGCTTGTGGGTTGCAAGAATATCCGGCGCTGGCCCATCTTCTACAGATACTTTAACTATTTATAAAAGGGAGGGCGATGCTTTTTCTTTAAATAGTACGATTACAGGAATAGACCCTGCCCCAGCTGATAATACTGGAAATTATGGAAAAAGGTGCATACAGTTTTCTCCCGATAGTCAATCTATACTTATTCCTGGCGGGTCAAAAGGGGCTTTATTTTATTTAATAAAACTTCAAGCGAACGGAACGTGGAGTTTATTAACAAGGTATGCCAAGCACACACAGTGTGTAAAAGCATGCTTTAATGAAACTGGTAGTCAAATAATTACATTATCAAGTTGGGTATATGATCCAGACGACGGAGATGTGAGTCGTCATTTAGAAGTTTATTCAAAAAGTGGAGACACCATATCGCTACTATCCTCAACTGTAATTAAAGATTCTGCGCTTATTAAAGACTACTTTTCTATAGGAAAAATGATTACGGTTGGAGACTATATTTACATCAACACTAATGCTATGAGTGCTTCTAACGATAATTCAGTTTTTTCAGTTATCAAATCCAGTGACAAAACACGAGCATATTTTCTCTCGTCATCAACCCAGACAAACGATTCCTATGAAGCTCAGGCACTAGTCTCTATTGGAAACGGTCGAGTTATATACGCTCTGGGGCAATCAACTTCTCAAGTCGTTATAAAAATGCATAATATAGCCCAACCAAATCAATCAACAACATTGACATACTGTAATAATTTTAGAGCATTAACAGTATCACCAGACTATAAGTATTTATTTGTGCTTTCTACTGACGGACTACTCGTGTATTCCATTAATTCAGATTATACTGTAACTCAAATAACACCGGCTTTAATTACTTTTACAGCTTCTGGTAGTTTAGCTTGCTGGTAAGAAAGGAGGATATTCGTGTATTATCTTTATAGCGAAGAAACATCAGAGGTCTATCAAAAATCTGAAACTGAGCCAACAGAAGGTCTTTATTGTAAATTTGATCAGGATATTGATCTCGTACTTTATCGTCTGATTGTTGGAATGGTTGATGAGAATAAAAATCTCACGTATCCTCAGATCAAAGCTCGACCTGCTGAAGAGTTAGCAAGGCAAATTAAAGAGCAACAGGCCGAAAACGATGTATTCGGCCAAACCATCGCGGGCCTATCGCTGCAAAACATGCAGCTCAACGCAACATTGGACACGTTGAGAGAGACGCTCGCGCAGGCACAGCTTGATATTATGACGCTCAAAGGAGGCGCAGTATAATGGTATTTTGGCAGCTTGCTTACAGCCGCAAATGGGTGACAATTGATCAGTTGAGACTGGCGGTTAAAACAGAGAGCAACCCATATGGGCAAATTACTGCCGATGAGTTCAAGACCATCACAAGTGAGGATTACAATGCTTAATGGCATCGACGTCAGCAACGCCAACGGTCGCGTCGACTGGGACAAACTAAAGGGCAACATCGATTTTGCCATTCTGCGCTGCGGCTATGGCAGCGATATGGTCAGCCAGGACGACAAGCAATGGGCGCGCAATGTAGCCGAGTGCAGTCGGCTGAACATTCCGTGGGGCGCGTATCTGTACAGTTACGCAATAAACATGGCCGAAGCTGAAAGCGAGGCGGCGCATGCTCTGCGGTTGCTCGAAGGTCTGAAACCTGTCTACCCGGTCTATATCGATATGGAAGACGCTGATGGCTATAAAGCCAAGCATGGCGGCATCAGCAAACAGATGGCAACAGCCATCTGTTTGCTTTTTTGTGAGCGATTAACCGCCGCCGGATATACCGTCGGGGTTTACGCAAACAAAGATTGGGCGACGAACCGGCTCGATATGGCGCAGCTCTCTAAGTACACGTTTTGGCTGGCACAGTATAACGACAGGGTAACCTACCCCGGTCAATACGACATGTGGCAGTACACCAGCGACGGCAGTATGCCGGGCGTGAGCGGGCGGGTAGATCTCAATTACTGCTGCAAGGATTTTTCTTTGGCTGCTGTCCCGAATATCTACGGCTTGAGTTTGGATACCACAAGCAAAGACATGAACAGCGGTGAAAAATACACGGTGTTGGCTCGTTGTCAGGAAAAACCCGCCGTTACCACCACCGGACGCGACGTGATCGCCGTATCGGAACCGCGCCTTGATCCGAAAGGCCGCGGCTGGCTGATCGACGTTCAGGGTCTGCCGCCGGAACCTGTGGTAAGGCATGGACATATTATGGTCACGTCGGGTGGACAGACCGTACAGTGCAATTTTAATGTGCGCTGAAACATCAGGTTCCATCTGACGGAAAGAGGGGTATCAAATGAGCAAAATCAATTGGGCACAGAAGCTGACATCCCGTAAATTTTGGATGGCGGTTGCGGCCTTCGTGGTTGGCGTGCTGGCTCTGTTCGGAGCAGACGCGAACGTTGGGCAGCAGGTCAGCGGTGTATTTCTGTCACTGGGCGCAGTCGTTGCCTATATTGCCGGTGAAGGATATGTGGACGGGCAGGCAGCGGGAGAAGACAAAACGGAATAG